CTTGACCGTGTATCTCACAAGATTGTATGTCTTGAGCAGCGTGGTTCTAACATTTACGGTAAGGCACAACTTCTCAGCACCCCAATGGGTAAGATTGCACAATCACTGATTGGTGAAGGTGTTAAACTTGGAGTTTCTTCCCGTGGTGTTGGTTCTCTGAAACTGAACAATGAAGGTATCAACGTTGTCGGTGAAGATTTCATGTTGGCAACTGCCGCAGATATCGTCGCTGACCCTTCTGCACCTGATGCTTTTGTTGATGGAATTATGGAAGGAAAAGAGTGGGTATGGGAAGGCGGAATTCTCCGTGAGAGATTCTGCAGCGATACCAAAAGGAGGATAAATACCCTCGTAGATCAAAAGAGGCTTGAAGAACATAAGCTCCAGTTATGGGGTGATTTTCTATCAAATCTTTAATTTATAAATAAATATAGTTTTAATAACTACAAATAGGTAATTCGGAGAGTTCTAAAATGTCCAGTGGTTCTAATTTACACGAAATGGAAGACGTTAAGGAAAACGCTGTAACTGCCGGTGCTAAACCAGCAGAACCAATGGTAAAACCATCTGGAGCAAGCGTGGAAGACCTTGGCGGTCCTACCCCAGAAAACTACAAGCCCGATGATGATTCAGCAAAGCTGAAAACACCCGGTGCTACCCTCAAGCAAGTTAAGGATGTTGTAAACAAGGGAGCTGCGGCTGCCGATGCAATGCCTGCTGGTATGAAGGAAGAAGAAGAGTCTGAAATCGAAGACGATCAAGAGATTGTTTCCGAAGAAGAGATTTCTGAAGAGGAAGTCACCGAAGAGGAAATCGTCGAAGAAGAGGAAGTTGTAGAATTAGACATCGATGCTGATGTTACTGCACTTCTCCAAGGCGAAGAACTCTCCGAAGAGTTCCAGGAAAAAGCAAAGATGATCTTTGAAACCGCGATCAACGCTAAAGTTCAAGAGATCAAGGAAGACCTGGAAGCATCCTATGCTACTGTTATTGAAGAACAAGTAGCAGAATTCAAGAGTGAAATCACCGAGCGTGTGGATTCATATCTTGAGTATGTCTCATCCGAGTGGTTGGAAGAAAACCAACTGTCTGTTGAAGAAGGACTGAAGGCAGAAATGTCTGAATCGTTCCTCTCCGGTATGAAGACACTTTTTGAAGAACATTATGTTTCAATCCCTGAAGAAAGATATGATGTACTTGAGAGCATGGTAAATAAACTTGATGAAATGGAAGGAAAACTCAATGAGCAGATCGACAGAAATGTTGTTCTGAACAAGAGATTAGCAGAATCCACATCTGATGGAATCTTAAGTGAGGTTTCTGAAGGACTTGCAGTCACTCAGAAAGAAAAACTCGCTACTCTTGCAGAAAGTGTTGAGTTTGATAGTGAAACAGACTACCGTGAGAAACTGGTAACCTTAAGAGAGGCATATTTCCCCTCTAAGAAAACTGCCAGTGCTCAAACAGATTCTTCTGAGTACATTGCAGAAGAAACATCCATGACCCAGAATGTATCTGGTTCTATGGAAGGATATCTTACTGCTCTGAGAAGAGTCTCCAAAAAGTAAGTTTTACATTATAAAATAAACCCAAACACTTTTTAAAAGAGGTTAATTCAAATGCAAATGTTCAATGGCGAACAACTGCAGGAGAAGTGGGCACCATTACTTGATTACGAAGGCGCTGAGAAAATCACCGACTCCCATCGTAGAATGGTTACCGCAGTTCTCCTGGAGAACCAAGAAAAATTCATGAACGAGGAGCGTGCGTTCCTCTCCGAAGCCCCAACCAACGCTGCTAATGCAGGTGGTGCATCTGGTGGTTTCGGTGGCGGTGCTACCCCAGGCGGTCCTGTTGCAGGTTTCGACCCTGTACTGATCTCCCTGATCCGTCGTTCTATGCCCAACCTGGTCGCTTATGACCTCGCTGGCGTACAACCAATGAACGGTCCTACCGGACTGATCTTCGCAATGCGTTCCCGCTACACCAACCAGTCTGGCACCGAAGCCCTGTTTGATGAAGCAGATACCGCATTCTCCGGTCAGAATGATGGTGGTGATCTGGAGCAAGGTCTCTACACCGCTCAGGCATCTGACGGCGCTTCTGTTGGTTTCGGTACTGCCGCACAGAAGACTAACGAAGCTGGTACTAACCCCGCACTGCTTGGTGCATCTGGTGGTCAACTCGCCTACAACGTAGGTCAGGGTATGCACACTGGTGACGCTGAGGATCTGGGCGATGGTTCAGGCGACCAGTTCAACCAGATGGCATTCTCAATCGAGAAAGTCACCGTAACCGCTAAGTCCAGAGCTCTGAAAGCAGAATACTCCCTGGAACTGGCACAAGACCTCAAGGCAATCCACGGTCTGAACGCTGAAGCAGAACTCGCTAACATTCTTAGCACCGAGATTCTTGCTGAAATCAACCGTGAAGTCATCCGTACCATCTACAAGGCAGCAGAAGCTGGTGCTCAAACCAACACTGCAACCGCCGGTACTTTTGACCTTGACGTAGACAGCAACGGTCGTTGGTCTGTTGAGAAGTTCAAGGGTCTGCTTTTCCAAATCGAGCGCGAAGCGAACGCTATCGCACAAAGAACTCGTAGAGGAAAGGGCAACATGATTCTGTGTTCCGCAGACGTTGCTTCCGCACTGACCATGGCTGGTGTACTTGACTACACCCCCGCACTGAACGCCAACCTCAACGTTGACGACACCGGTAACACCTTCGCTGGTGTTCTGCAAGGTAAGTATCGCGTATACATCGATCCTTATTCTGCTAACCTCCGTGCTTCCCAGTACTTCGTTGCTGGTTATAAGGGTTCTTCTCCTTATGACGCTGGTCTGTTCTACTGCCCCTACGTTCCCCTTCAGATGGTTCGTGCCGTTGGTCAGGACACCTTCCAACCTAAAATTGGTTTCAAAACCCGTTACGGTATGGTTGCTAACCCCTTCGCTGAGGGTACTACTCAGGGTCTGGGTCGCCTTAAGGCTTCTGCCAACCGCTACTATCGTCGCGTTAAAGTTGACAACCTCATGTGAGTCTTTCTCACAGAGATATACAGGAGGGTCTTCGGACCCTCTTTTTTTGTCTAAATATAAGTAAATAAATAAGGCAAATGAAATCTTTCGATAGGTTTATTGAAGAAGCAGCGACAAAGAGATGTCCTCCCGGAAAATATTATTGCTTCGACGATAAGAAGTGCAAGAAGATGCCTCGTGGTTATCATGTAGGACGTGGTGGTTATCTAGAAAAAGATAACGATTCAGATTCAGAGGATTCCAATGGACCAAAGAATGGTGGATCTAATGGTGGCAACGGTTCTAATGGTAATGGGAATGGTGGAAATGGAAGCGGTGGAAATGGTGGAAATGGAGGGGGAGGAGAATGAAACCCTGGAATAATCAACTAGACAATAGGAACTATCTGTCTCCTGTTGGATTTAAATTTTCAATTACCAAAGTACCCAAAGCAGATTTCTTTTCTAACTCTGCATCAATTCCTGGTATCAACCTTGGATTTGCAGAACAACCAACATACCTGAAGAATCTTCCTGTACCAGGTGATAAGTTAACTTATGCAGACTTCTCACTTCGATTTTTTGTAGATGAGAATTTAACTAATTATCTTGAAGTTCATAACTGGTTAAGAGGACTTGGTTTTCCTGAAAGTCTGGATGAGTTTACAGCACTCAAAGAAAATGATAAGTATAATCCAACAAATGATGCAAGAAATCCACTAGGTGAATATTCAGATGCAAGTCTGTTTATTTACAACAGTCAGTTCAATGAAGTTGCAAGAGTTGATTTCTTAGATGTATTTCCCGTATCATTATCTACAATTAACTTTGATGCAACCGACACTGATATTCAATACGTTACCGCAGAAGCAACCTTTAAATACAGCATATATAATATAGAAGTTTTATGATGTAATGTATGAATCTTGATGAAATTCAATTGTCATGGGAAGAAGATTCAAAAATAGACGAAGACAATCTACACAGCGAATCTACTAAGATTCCATCTCTTCACGCAAAATACTATAGAATTTTAAACAATATCCTTCTAATGAAAAAGTTAGAAGAGAATAAGTTTAAGCAACTCAAAAAGACGAAATGGCAATACTACACGGGTAAGGCAGACCCCGAGGTGTATATTGACAAACCATTCGACCATAAAGTGTTAAGGCAGGATGTAGACAAATATATGGACTCTGATGAAGATCTCATCAAAGTTCTGAACAAAATAGATTACTTCCAGGTAATGCTGAATTACTTAGACAGTATTTTGAAGACGATTAACAATCGAACTTTTCAAATAAAGAACTCGATTGAGTGGCAGAAATTTATCAGAGGATATGACTGATCTTGTTATACGTAAAAAGAATGAGGTTTATATTACCGTAAAGGCAGAACCTTATATTATCCAGGAACTATCGGATCATTTTACATTCGATGTGCCTGGTGCAAAGTTTATGCCGCAATACCGTAGTAAGTATTGGGACGGTAAGATACGCTTATTCAGTTCTCACACTGGAGAAATCTATGTGGGACTACTGGATAAGATCATGGCATGGGCAAGAAACTATGACTATAAGGTAGAGTTTGAAGATAATAAATTCTATGGTCCTCCATTTGAAGTCAATAAAATGATTTCTAAGGAGGGAGTCAAGGAGTATATGACTCGTATTGCCAGATTCAAACCTAGGGATTATCAGATTGATGCTGTATATGATGCACTCAAATTTAATCGTAAACTGTTGATATCACCAACTGCATCAGGTAAGTCATTGATGATTTATTCTGTGGTGAGATACTTTGCAGAAAAAGATCATAAAATACTTTTAGTTGTTCCTACCACTTCTTTGGTAGAACAGATGTTTAAAGACTTTGAAGACTATGGTTGGAATGCTGAAGACTATTGTCACAAGATATATTCGGGTAGGGAGAAGACAAATCAATATCCTGTAACAATTACCACTTGGCAATCTATCTACAAGTTACCCAGAGCATTCTTCAAAGACTTCGGTGTAATCATTGGAGATGAAGCACATTTATTTAAATCCAAGTCCCTTGTCAGCATCATGACAAAGATGGACAATTGTAAGTATAGATTTGGTTTTACAGGCACACTAGACGGCACACAGACCCATAAGTGGGTGTTAGAGGGATTGTTTGGACCATCATACAAAGTCACACAAACAAAAGAACTTATTGATAAAGGACATTTGTCTCAGTTACAGATACATGTTCTATTGATGAAACATGACCCTCATGAGTTTGAAACTTATGAAGATGAAATACAATACATCATTGGTCATGGTAAGAGAAATAATTTTATTAAAAATCTAGTATTAGATTTAAAAGGAAATAGTCTTGTTTTGTTTTCTCGTGTAGAAACACATGGTGAACCACTTTACGATTTAATAAATAATTCTGTGAAGGGTAAGCGTAAAGTATTTTATGTTCACGGTGGAATAGACGCTCAACAACGAGAACATGTAAGAGAAATTACTGAAAGAGAAAACGATGCAATCATCGTGGCATCATACGGAACATTCAGTACAGGCATCAACATTAAAAATCTCCATAACGTAATCTTTGCATCACCATCCAAATCAAGAATTCGCAACCTCCAATCCATTGGTAGGGTGCTGAGAAAGGGAGATAATAAGAATCAAGCAGTCTTATACGATATTGCTGATGAGATTGTTTACAAACAAAGAAAGAACTACACACTTAATCATCTAGTCGAAAGAATTAAAATCTATAACCAAGAGAAATTTAATTATGAGATAGTACCAGTCGATTTAAAAGGTAAATGAACGAAGAATTCTATGCAACAATAAAACTTATTTCAGGTGAAGAGATCTTTGCACAAGTAACTCCTTGTGAAGAAGAAGACCGAACTTTACTTATACTAGATACTCCTGTAATATTTGAATCAATTACAATCAAACACATGGGAGTCAGTGCTATGAAAGTTGAACCCTGGATCTCTATGGGTGACGACTCTATGGTATTAATTGATATGGATAAGGTAATTACAATTACTGAAGTTAAAGATGAACAGATCCTTTGTATATACAATAAGTACCTACGTGACAAGGATCGTGATTCTAATCAAACAAAGGTAAATGAAAATATGGGATTCCTAGCATCTATTGCTGAAGCAAGAGTGAACTTAGAGAAGTTATATAAAAGTAGCTAAGCCATCCCTATGAACCCTGACAGAGTTATTCTACACAGATATTACGATCTTGTCAAGTCCTATCATTATGTGTTATAATGTGAGCATAATCCAATAGGAGAACCATGAAATGTCAAGAACTAGAAAGAAGTCTGAACATTATGTAAACAATAAAGAGTTTTTAGAAGCACTCATTGTATACAGATCCAAAGTCAAAGCAGCACAAGAGGCAGGAGAACCACTCCCACGCATTACCAATTATCTTGGTGAGTGTTTCTTGAAGATCGCTACCCACTTGTCTTACAAACCAAACTTTGTTA